CCAATTACTTTTGTTTGTTTTAACGCCTGACAATCTATTTTCCAAAATGCGGCGCATTGATGAACAAGAAATAGAACAAGTTGCAATGCGTGTTCGCGCCTCAGAATTAAAGTCCTCAGTAATTGCCACGCTATTGATAATGCCTTGATAGCGTTTAAAAAACTGTGTAGTTGGCGTTGTAATAATTTGATTGTTGGAATCAAAGAACCCACGCCACACTTCTACCAACGAACCCTTAATGTCGTTAGACAAAATTAAGGATATGTTTGCCGATGCAATGCCAGTTAAAGCAATCGTCATATCGTCAGAAGTTGCTTTAATATCGCGCTGAACATCGCTGACGTTAAGCAATGCACCAAGGTTTGTAAATGTGATTCCACCAACCGTAATAGGTGCGGCGGCATTGCAAAATGTATAAACAGTTGCCGCAGTCCCAACAGTTAGTTTTACAAACTCCGCATGGTTAATCTGTGAGCCTGTTACGGCGTTAATAGTTGTCATGTGATGTATTCCCTAAACACAAATGGCGCATCCCATTGAACAAACGCACCGCTTGTCATTGGGTTTAAAGTATATGTCGGACACGCTTCTGCAACAACTTGAATCACGCAATCATTGCCAATAAAAACTTGCGTACCGCTTGCGGGCAATCCAATCAACGGGCGGTGAATTCCTACCGATACTGGCGTACTTGCCCTAGCCACATCTGCCGTAACTTTGTAGGTATAGCCACCAACCATAATAAAGTCACCAGCCTTAAAAGCGAAGCCAGACCCCGTAGGAACGGTCACAGACAGCGTTTGAGTGTTAGCCGATGGGGTACTAGCCAAAACCACACTAGCAAAACTGGCAGAGGGTATATCGCCTTGGTACGCCATAAACCACGATAAGTTAGAACTCTGGAAAAAAATGTTCTCAGGCAATTGGCGGTCTTTGTTATCAATCGCTTGGATAACAGACCTAACCTGTGGATAGTACAGGTACGCATGGGGTTGTATCGTAAACACCCAAGGCACGGCGGTTAGGTATTGCGCCACGGTAATGTAACCCGAACGGGCTACTTGTTGTCCAACCATACGGCGGTTGTTTACCGTCATTGATTGTTGTATTTCAAAGATTGTTTGGAAACTCATGCTCGACCTCGATTCACAGCCAAAGATTTACCTGCATATTGATTTGCCGCCCAAATAGCGTTAGGGCTACCTAGCAATCTGTCCTCAAAGGATTTTGTATCAATGGCGTTAATGTAATTGTTTGTCACCATCGTAGTGCCACCCATGCTACTTAGCGCATGATTAGGAATAATGTTTCCCGCTGTGCGTGGCACAAACAACTCGGGTCCACGTTCGCCCACGATACTTGCTTGACCCACCGCAGGGGAGCCGCCATCAGCATATCCGGGAACGCCCGCCATTGCCGCTGGCTGATACGGGTTTGCACGCATACCAAACATTGACCCAAACAACGAACTTAGAAAATTAGATGCCGCCGCTTTTATTTGCATGGCAATCATGTCTTGAATAATGCTTTTTGCAAGGTCTTTAAATCCAAGTTTACCAGTGCGTACAAACCTATCAATAGCCGATTCCATATTGCCCATTAATGAATCAAACGCTTTTGCACCTTGTTCTAATTCAGTCGGCATATCACGCAAGAACCGCATTGCTTGTTTAGCAAAACCTTCCTCGTATGAACCTTGTCGCAAATTTAAAGTTAATTGATATTTTTCACGAGCAATGGCTAATGCTTTTTCTGCTAATGCAACTTCACGCACTTCCGCTTCTGCCCTTGCTGTATTGGTTAAATCCCTACGTGCATCCAGTTCCTCAAGATTAGCCGCAAGTTGTTGTCGTATTCTCATTTGTTCACGTTCTAAAGTGAAATCCTCTTGACGCATATTTGATGCTTTCATATCCAAAAGCATCATTTCCTTTTCATTATCAAGTGCAATGTTTATTAAACGCTGACGTTCTGCAACTGCACCATTTCCTTTTTCGTACATACTAAAAAATTCAGCACGAGCCTTTGCATCTTCCTCTGCCGCCTTTTGCGCATTAGCCGCGGCCATTGCATCAAGGTGCATTTGTTTTCTTTTTGCCGCTTCTAATTTTGGATTTTCCGCAACTATGGTAGTTCTGCCGCCTTTAGGTTTGTCCTTTACACCAGAGTCGTATGTCTTTGGGTCAAGAATATTCATCTCAAACAAATCAAGTTTTGCCCGAGCCTCAATAGTCTTTTTAATATATTTATCGTTTTCAGCCTCGGCAGTTGCCCAATTTTTATTGACCAAATTATCCACGTAATTAAACATGGCTTTAATTTCGTCAAAAACCGCCTTAACTACATAGAACACATTTGCCGCAACAATGGCAACGGTTTGAAATGCGGTTTTAAATATTTCGCCAAACAAATTGCCATCGCTGTTTAACTCTTTAATATACTCAGCCATTGTTTTAAGAGTTGGTCCAACCGAAGTGGCAATTACGACCATTGCATCGCGTGAACTTTGTGCCAATATGTCAAAGGTTTCTGCCGCATTACGTATGGCTTCTTCTTGTTCGGCAGTGACCCTGTTACCTTCTGACATCTGTTCAGCAAAGCCAACCATGTCAACGCCTTTTGCCGCTTTGGAAAATATTTCCATTGCTTTAGCATTGCGCGTAATTGGGTCTTCAATTTTGCTAAGATTTTTAACAAACTTGTTAAGTAGTTCCTCTTGCGATAACGTGCCAATATCTTTAAGCGTAACGCCTAATTTAGCCGCAGTTGTTTGTGCCTTTAACGAGCCTTCTGCCGCCTCGTCAATAAATTTGGAAAACGCCGATAACATCTTTCCCGCGTTGTCGGCTTTGCCACCAGAATTGGCAAGGGCATCTGATAGTTTTAAAACTGTACCAATGGCCACATCATTGGCTTGTGCTACATCGGCTAATTCATCCGCGTATTGCAAAGCCGCGGCTGTTGCCGCAACCATCGCGGTCGCACTCATTTTGCCAAATTTTTCTGCCGCTTGACTAAATTGCTCAAGTTTTCTGCCAGCCGCATCTAATCCTCGGCTGAACTCTGCTGAATCTAAGCCTAGAACAACGCCAAGGCGGGCAATCATATTAGCCATGTTTTACCTCAAACAATTTTTTATCAAACCCCTGCGCCTGCGTCATAAACATTAAAAGGCTATCGTTTACAGCCGCTTGTTTACTACTTTCAGGCAACGGTGGATAAATGTAATCATACGCATTACCAAGAAGGTTGGCTAGTTTATAAGGCGGTGAATTTGCCGGTCGCATATAGTTAAACACCCCGTTTGTCAGGGTCGCTATTTGCGTCAGCACGCCGTAATTTCCAACCAACCCGTCGGCATACATCGTTTGGATGTTTGCCATGGTTACATCATCAATGTCTTGTATTGTGTCTAAGGTGTGCCCGTTGAAAATCATTGCCGCTTGACATTGGCTTTTCAACGAGCCAATCAGTTTCCCCGCGCTTCCCTATAACTTGGGCTAATCACTTCGCCAATTTTTTCAACAATCATCATTTGCACTGACGTAGGAAATTCTTGCTCAATATCAGCGTAGGTTAAATCTTCAAGGCTTGCGCCTTCCAGTTCAGGAACAAGCAGTTTAAAAAACTCGGTAATACGAGCCTCTGTAATAGCCTTGTTTTTAGCCGCTTCTCGCATCGAGCGACCATCAACCAAAATATCGTTATCAGTAAATTTAAAATCTTCTGTCTGCGTTGCCTCAAATTGTCTTAACGAAGCGGTGATATCAACGTAAATTTTTTCTATCGTTTCATCATCAGGCTCAGAAACTTTTTTGTATATTGCATCTGATTCTGCAACCAATGGAATACGCACTTTAAATGTATGACCGCCTAATTCAAAGGAACGAATTAAAAGGTTTTTCCTGTTGGCTTGGTACTTGTCGCCAAACGCACTTGAGAATTTTGTCATCTTTGTTTTGCCTTGTATTGTAATAACCGCCTACCTATAATTTCACCAAGCCTTTTGGCGGTCTGTTGGGCTTGGCCTTCCATTGATGTTCTCAAATAAGGATGCGCGGCATTATGCGCAGAACCAAACTCTTGCGCTATTGCCCTAGCATCGCTTTTAATACCTTGAAATTTATGTGCGCGATACGCGCCTACATGCGCATCACCTTCCATTGCGGCAAGCCGCCTCTTGGCTTTTACCAAGCCTTTACCCTCACTCATCTTGGCTAGTTTTTCACCAGATGCCGTGGTAACTGCCGCGATAACAGTATCAGTTTCAGATATGTATCTGGAACGTTTATCGCGTCTTGTAGGGCGTCTTGCCTCAATTTGTAAAGATAACCTTAAGCCACCCGTGTCAACCGGTGCACGTGATACCGCTTCATTTAAAACAGGTTGCATTGCCTCGCGCATGGCGGGCACTAAAATTTTGCTGGTGGCTTTTTTATCGCCAATTTGGTCTGCCAAATTATTAAACGCGGCAAGCACATCCTTCAATCCAACGATTTTGAAAGATGCTTGCATGGTTTATCCCGCCTTAATAATTTTATGAAATATAAGGTGATTGACTTGCAGTGCGTAATCTACGACTTCATCGGGTGTCATTTTGTCCGCATGATGCTGTGCAATTTGATGCGCAAGCGTTACCGCTGTCATGCGTTGCTGAGAAAAGCCAAACCAATCCTTGCGAGATTCGGCTTGGCTTACCAGAAAACCCAATAAGTCATTACTGTCCTTTATTGTCGTTGTCATATCTTATTCTTTTGTCTTATTTGGAGGCATATACGGGAAGTATGATGCCAAAAACTGCAAAACAGTTTGTTCTTCAGACCCTTGTGCAACTTTTGCCAAAGCATCCGCTACTTCCTTAGGGTCTAATTCCATGCCCCTGACCACAAGGTCAAAAGGCAAGTAGGTACTGGTCAGCAATGTTACTGCGTCATCAGTGGTCATAATTAGGTACTGGCAGACCAGCCGTATTGATTACCACGGGGATGAATCGTAAAGTTAACTTTGGCCTCGGCTCCGGGCGCGGAGTCAATAGTCCATTGGCTCACGCGACCATTGAACGCGTAATTTACGATGCCTGTACCATCGGTAGCAGAAATAATAAACGTGCGGTCAATCGTGCCGTTATAAGCATCAGCGCGAAGCAATAACAAAACAGTATCGCTAGGATTCCAAGCGGCTGTAATGCTCATACTTGTTGGTGCGGATTGCACAGGAATTTTGTCCGATTGACGTGACCCCGCAATGCCAAATGACGCAACAGCATCATCTTGACCAAATGCAGGAATAGCCTCAACTGGCACTAAGTTACCGGAAATTGCCAAGGCAGAAACGGTAGCGTAAGTGGACAATGCCGCAGTTGTTAGAGGCGTTGGTGTTGAGGTTGGCTGTGCGTATAGCGTTGCACTAAAGCCGGGCAAAATTTTGGTTGGTAAAGCCATTTTGAGTTTCCTTTAAAGAGTTGAAAAAATCGTGTCTTATGTTGGAATATCTATGGTGCAATCAATGAAGATTTCAGCCAATTTATTCTCATTGTCGTAACTGTTATACAGCCACTGGCAATCCGCTTTGGAAATATAAAAACCCCCGTCAGCCGGATTTCCTAACATACCGCTATAGCCGTGTAGCGATTGTAGTACCTGATTGGAAATTGTAAAACCATCTTCAATCACTTGCGTAAAGATACTTATCTGAAACACGGGGCGGTCAATGCCCTTAACTGACTGATACACGCCCGTATAAACGTCTTGGTGCACGTTTCTGAGCATCCATGTAATGAACTTAGGCTGAGTCGCAAAATTGCGATTAAAAGCCGCATAAACAGGCACAGGCGTAACAATGCTGTTCAGTTGATACTGTATCGCTTTGCCGTAATTAACAACATTGGTTTGTGCGGTCATACTGCCACCACAGGGTCGTTGCGCACGCAAAGCAATTTAACCGTCATGCGGTCATTAGATTCACGCACACTATCAATACGCCAGTTGGCACTTTTCCAAGCAATCGAATACAAGTTTTGGCTATCAACAATCGTTTTTGTATTCGGTGTGTAATTTAGTGTGAACTCTACAATGTCGGCATAAATTCGATACTTTTCTGAAATACGTACGCTATTGGCTACTGAAGCAACTCGCGCCCTTGTATCAAACCATTTTGTAATAGTTGTAGATTGCTCACCAAAAGAACTTGCACCAAAAGTTAATTGGTTTACTGTAATGTTCTCAAAGCGTGCAATTCCCATATCACATCACCAAAGGTTTATACGGACGCAATAATGTTGCAACACCAAACGGAACTTCGCGCAACATAGTGTCAGATGTATTTGACCGGTTGTTATAAAGATGCGTTAACAACATTAGTGCCGCTTGTTTAATTACAGGGTACGTTGATAGAAAGCCTGAATTTTGCGTGTACGTTAAAACAATAGGATTTGCCACTTGTTGGTTTAGCGTATTAGGTATCGTGTTAACAATAACTCTATTTCCAGTTGGGTCGTATGAATACGATGTAGATGCGATGGTTACAGGCGTAACGTTTGATGTTGAATAATATTGCAACAAGTTAATGGTTACGCCAACCGTGTTAAACGCACTAACAGCAACTTCGGGCAAATCTAAATACACGGCAGTGTTGTACAAACCAAAGTTTGTGTAATACACCTTGTATGTCGTTGGATAAATAGCCGCGCCAATGTAATCCTCAATCGCCATGCGCGTGGCTAATTCAAGCGATTTTAAATACGTATCCTGACTTTCATCGTCAAACAAATTTAATTGTTGCGTAATTTCAGACAGCGTTAACCATGGCGTCGCAACATCACGATTAACTTGCTCAAACTTAGCGTAGTTATAAGGATTCCGTTGGTCGGAATAAAACGGCGCGAGTGTTAAATTCTCAACTGCCATTTGTAGCCCCTTTATGCCGCACTAGCACGCACGCCCGCAAACGGGTCACGCACAGTACTAATAACTCGTTTCTCTGCGTACAGGGTCACAAATCCGGGCGCGGTTTGTTCAAACACTTGCACCGACATTTCTTCAACGTCAGCGATGGTTAAAAATCTATCCCAATTTGCTAAATAAATAGGAAAATCAACAGACAAGAATGAATTAGGAATAACAGGCCAACCAAAAATTGAACCGACTGCACCGCCTTCACCCGCTTCGCCTAATTCTAAAAACAATGGCAAACCTTGCGTATCTTTTAATTGACGCAACGTTTGAATCATTGTTGGTGTCATGTGCCATGCAGTTGTAGGCAAACACCAGTATTGGGCGGGCAATGAATTTGCAATGTTTGTAATTTTATTGTACGTTGGCGTAACACCACCAAGCGATGTAGTTACCAATGTGTGAATACCGTTTGTAATAGCCGTTCCGCTTGTACCATAGGCCGCAGAACCACTTAAATAAATATCTAAACCACGCAAACCGTATGTTGCGCCTGTTGTCGTTGTTGTCGAGCCTGCTTGGTCGTTATTTGTTGCCATCGATGCGCCTTCTTGCTGACTAAACTCTAGTGCAAGGTCGGTCATTAACGCTTCTTCAATGCCGTTAATATCATCAAACGCCGCAGTACGAATAGGTAGTTGCGCGTTAATAATTCGTGTTGGCATTACCCAAAATGATGTTGCCGTATCAGGCGAACCAGTGTTAACTGTTGCATTAGGATTCCACGGATTTGCACCAGTTGCGTTACCGGTTTTTGCTACAAATTGCACTGCCGATGAATTAGGTGTTTTAATATTGCGCGAACCCATACGGAAAGGGTTTGCATAACGCAATGCGGCAAAAGCGTCATCAAAATAAGTGCGACCACCAATACCCAAGCCTGAACCAGTCAGTGTCGATGCTTCGCGTAAGTCAATAGTTACTTTACGATTTTCAGCAATCGCTAATTTAATGCCGTCAAGAATCTTTTGGGTTGCACTCATTTTAATTTCCTTTAACAAAAAGAAAAAATGGGGAGCCGAAGCCCCCCACTTCATCAAGCACCGGTAGCGGTTGAACGATAGCGAATAATGCTAAAAGGGTCAACAACACTGGCGCACAAACGTTTTTCCCCAAAAAATGTGATAAATCCGGGGGCTGTTTGGTCGTAGCGACGTAATACCATATTAAGCCTGTCCACGATTGTATGACCACGGCTCCAGTCACCAAAATACATTGGGTACTGGCTGTTAGTGCCGGCAGATGCGCCGTTAGCAATCGGACTTTCAATGTAGTTATTCACCACAACGTCAAAGCCCAACAACTTACCAACAATGCCTTCATAAACCAAAGGTGACATACGCTCAAACACAGGCGTGCCGTTGTCGTCAACTAAACCACGAATACCAGCCAACATCAAAGGTGATACAACAAAACGAGCAGATGGTGTCCAGTATTGTTGTGGCAACAAGTGAATGAAGTTGATAAGGTCAGCAAATGCGACATTGTTTGCAGTTCCAAAACCATTAGTGGTTAATTGGTCATACGTAGCAATGCTATGTACGCCATCGGATGTAGCAGTACCGCTAGAACCGTAAGCCGCCGCGCTAATTGTTCCGCCTGTATAAGAAGCGTTAGCACCGGGATAGGAATTCAAACCACGCAAACCAGAAGTCGCACCAGTTGTTGTGGTGGTTGAACCGGCTTGGTCATTGTTGATAATCATTGAATTGCCTTCAGCGGCACTGAATTCGCTCAACATGTCGTCAACGACGTTTGATTCCAAACCATCAATATCATCCAAAGCGGCGGTACGAATTGGAAACTGAACGTTCAAATCGGCAAGATTTAATTGCCAAATTGTTGTGGCTTCAGTTGTTGCCGCACCGTTGTTTTGAATCGTATATCCCCATGCTGGACCTGCGTTGCCCGTTTTTGCGCGAAACTGATAGGTCGAACCATCAGTTGCCACGTTACGTGAAACACCGCGCATAGGATTCATTAAACGCAATGCGTGGAATACGGGGTCATACGCAGTACGACCACCAATGCCAGCACCAGAACCTGTCAACGTTGAGGCTTCACGCAAATATGCGTCATGCTGTTCAACGGATTCCCATAGTTTAATTTCCTTATCCATGCGACCGCCGGACTTTTGAAAGTCACGCAGTTGCTCTTTAACCATGCGGTTAACATCGCTACGCACTGTTTTAGCAGGGGCGCGAATAAACTCTGGCATTTGAATGGATGCAACTTTTGCTTCAAGCGCAGTTAGTTTTTCTTGAATTTCTGTTTTAGCAGATTCAACTGTAGTTGCTACTTCGGCCTTAACCGCTTCGATTTTGGTCAAATTAGACGCTTCGATTGCGTCGACTTTTTCCAGTACTTTTTCCATTGACATAATAAGTCCTTTATTTAATGCGTTTTTCAAGTGCCTTCGCTAACTCACGCGCTTCAAAAGCGGCAAGCAGTGCATCGGCTTCGTTTACCACCGCATCAGGCTCACCCTGAGTTGGGGTTACTTCAGGTTTATTGGTAGCATCACGCTGTTCCAATACACGCTTGAAGATACTAGATGCGGTGGTCGCATCCTTTTTGTTAAGGCCAGCATCACGCAAAGCCTTTTCCAAAACCCGTGGGTTCACATGCCCTTTAGCGTCAAACGCTTCCAGTTTGTGAATTTCTGCATTGGGATTATTAGGGTACATCACCACGCTAACTTCTCGCAGTCCGCCTTTGGTAATTTGAAAATATGCTTCTTCGGTATCGTCATCAACGAGGTTTCCATCCGCGTCAACCATTTGTGCCTCGTCTGCGTATGCGCCAACAGAAACACCGCCAAACATTTTAGGAGATTCTTTTAGAATTTGATACAGGTCGTTACCGCCGACAGTATTGGTATACAAACGACCTTTTGCAGTCATGCCATCTTGGTCAAATTCAAAAGAATTCCACTCACCCATTGGCATACCTAAATCATTGTGATTTAGAAACATAGGCAAAGGCTTTTCACTAGCATTAAACTCATTTGCCCAATCCATAAAACCTTCAGGTTGGTAATTGAATTTTCGGCCGTCCGCGCCCTCTCTTGCTCCCCACGTTGTCACTCTGGCTTCCATCATGCCCGTTGGATTTTGCGCCTCGTTTGCGCCAACCGCTAGTTGGACTTTCGCTTCGCAAATTAGAGTCAGATTTTTCATTTATCACCCCGTTGTGAATAGATTGATTGTCGTCTGTTATCTTGTGGGGTTTCTCTACGGTCGCAAGTGTAACATTAGTTGACTTAGTTTGTGAAGTCAACAATGTGAGCATTTTTTTTAAATTATTCATCAGGTTGCCCCGATATTCATCTTGCTCTTTTGATTACCGCCACCGCCGCCCGTATCTTGTGGTGAACTACCGGCAACAGGCTTATCTGCCTTTAAATCTAGTGGTGCTAAAACATCTGCACCTTCTAGTTCTGCCATATTCATATATTCTCGCGCTTCATTAACCGTCATGATACCTGCTTTTACACCGGCTGTCACAAAATTCATTTGGTCAAGTGCCGCGCCTTTTAAAAAGTCTTTTGTATCAAAACGCACACACAAATTAGGGTATCCCTTGAATAAGTGCTGTTTTAATTTTTGCTCTAACGAAATAACCGTTGGATACATAACAGTTTTATAAAACTCATCCAACATTGTCTGCGTATTATTATATTTTTGGTCTGCAATCCCAAGCATAGCGGGCGGCACACCAAACAGACCGCAAATGCGTTTCATTGTTTGCACTTTTAAATTAGCCGCATCAGCGTCTTGCAAATTCAGCATCTTAATGCTTTCGTACGTCATACCTTGGTCTAATAACATACCTTGACCTGATTTTGACGGGTCTGCCGCACGACTGCCAATCATTTGATTCCAAGTTTCTTTAATACGCGAAGCAATTTCCTTGTATTTGGCATCAGGAATTACTTGGTCAGTTTTAAAAATGCCAGACGGCTTTGCGCCGTTTTGCATAATAAAGTTAGCGTAAATATCTATGTCTTGGTCAAGCGCAATTAACTCAGTTGCTAAAATGCCTTTATTAAAACCTGACGACCCTTGCCATGCCGCCTCTTTAACATGCATAACTTCAAACGCATCCAGAGGCTCATCTTTGCTAAATCCGTACGATGGCGTAGACAATCTGTAAGAGGGATAACGCGTAGGCGTAAGTTGCACCGTAATTAGCGTTGCATCTAAGTTGTACATTTCAAGTGGTGTTGTACTTGCATTTTTACGATTTTCTCTCCACCACAACGTAAACGATTCACCGGCAAGGTCTTGCCACATCATCCATTGATACCAAAATTCATACGAACTTTGAAAATTATTTGGATTCATCAGCAAATTTAGCACTTGCCGTGCCTTAGCCTTATCTCTTGGCCCAACGTTTGTATCTGTAAGCGCATTAACAAAACTACCATCATCGGCACGAGACATAATAGAAATGCCGCACTGTGATAACGCCCTAGCCTTAACACCAACGCACCCCATAACAGTAGAATTTCGCGTCAATGCGGAAATATCTAACACCCGACCAGCGGCAGTTGTGCTCGAAGTCGTTACATAAAGTAGTTGTTGACCAGTAGATTGCTGTCGTTGTGTGCCATAAATAACTTGATTACCAAGTTGCAATTGGCCTAAAACGGTATTTGATTCGTTCAAATTCTGCTTTTTCTTGCCGAAAATGTCCATAATGCCCATACTTTTCTCCCAAGTTTTGACAATACTACATCAAAACGACCGAAAACCAAAACTATCACTCACAAATGGGTTATCCAATGAGCAATGTGCCGCAATAATCATGGATATGATTCCATCAACCTTTGCCGCTTTGTCTGCCTCGTTTTTGCGCACCTTAATGTTGCCGTTTACATCCGTATAGCACTCGCAGTTACCAAGTTGCCATCCAACAAACGGGTTGCCGTTATGCTTAATTTGCTTGTTCAGTATCAATTTTTCAATGTACTTGCTTGGATTGTTTAAAACTGCCATGCCTTGACCAACCTTTTTTACTGGCACACCAGCATCGTGCAAACGAGCAACTAAACTTGCCGCATTGTATGCGTCATAGCCTACTTCCTTAACATTGTACTTTTGGCACTGCTGATTAATGATGTATTCACTAATTTCGCGGTCATCCATTACGTTGCCTTCGGTTAATTTTAATATCCCGCTTGCAATCGCTACTTGAAAAATATCTAGGTAATGTTTAGGTATAAACGCTAGGCTATCCTCGGGCAAGAAAAACTGCCACTCTGCCTCGTAATCCAATTCTCCGTATCGCTTTAATGTACAAACTGCGTTTAAATCTCGCGTTGCCGCCAAGTCAAATCCTATAAATACCGCTTCAGGCACACGACCAAGGTTTGCGACATTTGTGCATGCAGGGTCATCCCAATGTGCGCGGTCAACCCATGCGGCATTAGCAGAAACCCAGACGTTTAGTGTTTTACACAAAAACTCGTTTAGCGCGGCAGGTTTATGTTTGGCTTCTTCTGCTCGTTGTGCAATGGCATCCTCATAAACAGAAATCCCGTGCATTGGATTTGCTTTCGCCCAATTAACTGGGTCGCGCCAATCATCGCCAAGGTCTAGCCCGTACAATAAACCAAACCATCTAGGATTATCAGTTGCCTCGCCACGTAGCATCGATTGGTACATGGATAAGTCCTCGTAAAACTTGGTGTCCTTTGTGAACGAGGCGGTTGTAATATAAACCCTTAGTGGATTTTGCCTAGCGACCATACCTGAGTGTAATACTTCAATGCTGTTTCTGTCTGTTATCTGCGCGGATTCATCAACGACCACGCACGATGGATTTTTACCGTCACCAGACTTTTTTGTATCGCGGCTTAACGCTTTAAAAATTGACTGCGTATCGCCTTTTTTACTGATGTTGTATTTACTCGGGTTAAACAAGGTTGCTAGGTCGCGGGGCATATTTTCTACAAAACCTTTGGAAGCATCAAACACAATCGTGGCTTGTTCTCTGTTTGTTGCCAGTGTGTAAACCTCAGGTCCACTTTCACCGCACAATAATTCGTATAAACACAGCACCGCAGTCAAAGTCGATTTACCCGCCTTGCGTGGAATAAACAAAATCACATCCGTGACCATTCGTTTGTTTAAATCCTTTTTTGACCTAAACCCGTAGGTTGCGCAAATAAGTAAAATTTGAAACGGCTCTAATAGTACTGCCTCGCCCGCTTGTGGTCCCTTGGTGTGTTGTAGTGTCCCCGCAAATTTAAGAACGTGGTCGGGTACTCGGTGGTCAAACACCCATTCCCATTCTTTGTTTTCCAGTTGATTTATAAATCGCTGACACGCTAAACGAACATCGTTACAGACGTTGATTTCGCCTTTTGCTACTGCGTGTGCATACGCTACACCGTCTTGCCAATTCATTGTGCAAATGGTCCTCGCAGGAATTGTGCAACAGGGCTATCCTCCTCGGCTTTGCCGGCAGATAACCTACTGCGTGGGGTTAACCCTAGTTCATTCATAATTTGAATTATGAGTGTCATGGTTTTATTGCGCACAGATAGGTAAGGGTTTGGTCCTACAGTCTGCCCGTTATTGAACTTGGTAATTACCCCGCCTTTTTTTATCGCGGCTGTGCATTGCACATAAGTCTCGATGTGGTCGGCAAGCATTGAAAGCGTGTGTTTGTCTTGGTCGTTGCCAATGCCGTAAACGCTATACAAAAACTCAGCGGTTTCCTCGATGAATTTATTTTTATCCCAAGCCGCAGGATTGTCCACCCACTCGGCGCGAGGGATTCGTTTTTTAATGTTGTCGGGCAACGCGGTGGGAAATCCCTTGCGTGGTGTAGTTCCGTCAACGATGTGAAGTTCTGGTGGTTTTTTGTTCATGGTGTTCGGATGATAATACATCACCCCCCAATGGTCAAATTACATTGTGAACGATTACATGACCGTTCTTGCTGTCCTGTGGGTCGGTATTTTTAAGTTTCAAACTTCTGCCTCTGCATCTGACGGGTCAACCACGCCCATGACCCTTGCGTAGTCTGAACGAGCATAGTCCTTGTCGGGCATACCAAATGCTCTGTATATGCCGTGTCGTTCTAATTGGGTCTTGGTAGCGTGGTGCGTAGCGCATAGGCTCTGAAAACGGTTAATGTAAAACGCTTGCTCACTTATGTGTGTCCACGGGAATAGGTGGTCAACTACATTAGCAGGGACTATGCGACCTTCTGCCTGACAGCCCGCGCACAATGGGTACTTACTAAGTTGCCTTTGCCTTAGGGCTTCCCATTGTTTAGTGTTGTACTTTTTATTGTATTTAGCCCTGTTAGCGTTGTACTTAGGGTTGTATACCTGTTCATCCCTACCTCCATGTTGTATGCACGATGAGGTAAATTTACTGCGAGGATTCTTGCACCCTAATTCCCCACATAGGGCATACGTGGGTATGGTAGGCATTAGTCATTAAGCATACAGTTGCGACATATCGTGTGCTTCTGCCAATCATCGCTACTATGTATTAGGCGTAAGTGTTGCATCTTAGGTGATTTCCATGCCTGTGCCAATGTCATAGTATCTATATGCCCTAATGCTAGTTTTTTACCCGCCAACTTACAGCAAGGCAGTATCTCGCCATCATCGTCAATAACCAATTGTTTAAACGGAAAATCACATCCCTTTGTAGGCATATCAACATCTGCGATGGTTAGGCCAGTATCTTTGTCAGGCACTTCGTTCATTTTCTGAAACGCTATCAAATCTGCCTTACCTGTCCAAAACTCGGTAAATTCTGCTTCCTCATGTATGTTAATTTTATTTTTAAGAAAACTTACGCGCACAAGCGGGAACTGTTGACCTAATTCGTTGCGTTCCTTAATAAACGCCAGTACGTTAGCAACCACCTTATTAAATTGTCCCGATAACCGCTGTTTGTTGTACGTTTCTGCCGTTACAGCGTCAAGGGATACAAATAACTTGGTTAAACCTGACTGCATCAGCGATTCACGTCTTTTAGGCGTAAGCAATGTGCCGTTAGTCACCATGTAAATATTAATGATGCCTTGGTCGCGTGTCCATCGGATAATTTCCTCAAGGTCTTTGCGTAACATCGGCTCGTTAATGTAATTAAACTTAACCGCTTTTACGCCAATGCTTACAGCCTCCTTCAGCACCTTTTCAAACTTTTTTCTATCCAGTTTGTTATTTGCAATCTTTTCGTAGCCATGTATGCAAAACGGGCAAGCCATATTACAGCCCGCATTTAACTCAACGTCTATCTGTAATGGATGGTCAAGTTCCTCTAGATTAGAGGCTTGCGCCATCATAGTTCTAAATTCTGTCCATTCTGTTAAATCGACATCCGGTGGGCATGCAGATAATAAATGTTGGTTATAAATCTGATGCATCAGTGTCATGGTGTTTTTCTATTAGATTAAATTTGTAAACGGGCTTTTTAACAGAATTAATGTCAGTACGCACCTTAAATGCGTTTTTCTTAAACACGTTGTAATCAACATGGTGATGCGCCCTACCATAGCGATAGGCTAAACGTGCCACATCAGGGTGCACTTGCACAATCATTTTGGATTTATTAGCCGTTCCCTCTTTAGCGTAAAACTCGGCAGTGTTACCGCCTTTAAGGGCTTGCGTGACCATTTTTTCTTGTAGAAATTGGTTAAACAATATCGTGCACCAGTTATCTTTCAGCACATCCAAGGACAAAATTGTGTCTTCGTTATACCGACCACGCCAACGAAACTTTAAATCGTTGCGTATAAAGTTGCACGAATAAATGCGCGTATTGACTATCATAGGATGCTTTTTCTGCCTAGATGGTGCAAAAAAAGTGTAGTTTGGTCCTGACATACCAACATTACTGAATCGTAATGTAAAGTCCTCCATTGCACGCCAGTAGTCAGGCGTTTCGCACTTTACCTTTTCGTTTTTATTAAATATACGAAAACTGCGTATGTTGTCATCCATTACCCAGTGCCAACCTGAATTAAGGCTTATTGCGTGGTCCCATGCAAAATTGCGTGCAGGTCCTGCGCCTTTGCTTTTCTCATCTCCAAGGTGGTCGCACGTTTCGTATGTACGTTTGTAATCCATATCAAGCACAAGCAATTTGCGCTTATCAATTACAGAGGCGTAATCATTGTATTGTTGGTCTTCGACAATAACGTAATAATCCATGCCCATCAAATCCAAGGCTTTCATTGTCATACATGATTCATGACGACCTTTTGATGGAATGTAAATTGGAAATTGTTGCTTAGACATATCGCTTAGATTCGGTTTCTTTTCTGACCTGAAGCGGGTGATATATGTACTTTGCGCTGTTTGAAAAATTCTGTTTAATTAAATACTTAAAGTTATCAACATCTTGTTCATTCTCAAAATGCACAATTAATGATTTGTAAGGACCAGCATTTTTATTTTCGTATTCGATGGCTTGGTTATATTCCTCAAAAGCATCGGCAGTTTCTGCAACATCAAGTAGACGTGACAAACTGGCTTCATCAAAGCCTAATATGCTCAAATCGTAATCAGCATCGCTTAACGATTGCAACTCTAGGCGCAAAATTTCGTCATCCCACTTAGCGTTTTGTGCCAGTTTGTTATCAGCAATGACGTAAGCGGCTTTTTGCTCATCTGTAAGGTGTTGCAGTTCTATTGTCGGCACAGTCTCTAAGCCAAGCACATTAGCCGCCATAACGCGACCATGACCCGCAATAATGCCATTTGCACCATCCAGTAACACGGGATTGGTAAAGCCGAATTCGTTAATGCTTGCGACCAATTGGCCTAGTTGCGTCTCGTCATGCAGGCGGGAATTGTTGGCATACGGCACTAAATCAGCGGTTTTTTTATATTTAATCGCCAGTTTTATCATGTCTTGTCCTTTGGTTTATTTTAAAAATTTCAACTTGTAAACAGTCTGATTAAGCAAGTTAGATATGTTGTCAATTTCGTTTTGAATCTCGCTATCCTGTGGCATTTCAACGCGATAATCGCGCACGTAATTGCGTAGGCTTATTAAATATGCCAACGGCTCTGCATCGCCTGTGCGAAACATGGATGGATATGGCTCAATAATGGTTTCATACGCACCTTGGATGGATTCCACAAGTCCGTCAACCAGTTCAGGAATGGTGTCATAGTACGCGGCAAGGGCAACGTGCTGAGAGTATGATGTTGATTTAAAGTGCATTAGGTGCGTAAGAGTTGCTGAATGCAACAGCGTGCTAACAAATGTGCCAATAAGTTGATTGTCCATAAGTGATTCCTTTTTAAAGCCTGATGCGTGGGCGGCTTGCCCAACTTGAATTGCCTTTTGTTTACTGGCAAATGGTCCTTTACTTCCCCAGTACCATCCGTCTGCTTTTTTACTAATTGGCATACATTACCCCTGTTTTTGATATTGTCTACGCTTGCAAGATTTGACGCAACCGCAATGTGGCTCGACCTTCCACTCAGGGGTTTCGCCCCATTTGCGCAGTGTTTTTACCAGCATTTCGCGCATTAGTTTACACGGCTCGCTTTGTAATAGGCGTTCACGGCAATTAAAACATTTAAATGAATAGCCACCATAGAATTGTTTTTTTTCAGCGTAGGCGCAATCCTTACATGCTTTGGTTGTATTCATACGATGGTAATTTTGTTTGATAAAAAGTGTAAAGCCAAACCTTTTTACGACCCACGCTTTGTTCGTTAGGTATTTGCTCACGGGTCATATATCGTTGCCTAATAAAGTAGCACAAAGCCATACTGATTTGGCTAGACTTTAGGTCGGGTCGTGCTGTGCGTATATCAGTCAATGTCATTGGTCGTTTGGTTAACTCAAAAACATCGCGCACTTTTGTAGCGGCGTTGGACATAAAAAAACCCTCATGTATTAGATGAGGGCTATGATATCAGGCTTGTAATATCTGTCAAGAGGTTAAAACAGCGACTGCTCTGTTTTTAACCATATCGCCATTGCCAAACCATGTGTTGTTTAAACGAGCATCGTTTGTGCGTGATGGATGATGATGGTCAAAATACTCGGTTACTGAGTTAAGCAGTGCCCATTTGCTATCACCGACCAACTCGCTACCTTTGGCCTCGCCTTTAAATAGGTCTAGGATTTTGTTGTATGGGCGGCTTTTTTCTACGATAAAGTCAGGCTGATTTAACTGGTCTGCCGTAAACAGTATGCGTTTAATAAAATTATTGGCTTGCTCTGTTGTAATACGTTGACGCTCAAGATGTTTAGCCATTTCCATAAAACCATCAAACGATGCAACTGCCGCACCTAATTTGGATTTGATTAGTTCGTGGTCAAACTTGCGTGCATGTGTAAACGATACGCTGTGCGCATTGTTTTGAACTGATAGTGACAGAGTGTTATTACAAACCACACGGACACTGGTAAAACGGGCTGTGGTGGCTAGGGATTTGTCTGCCGAGGTGGACAGTAGCAAAAATCCACCAATACCATCGCCATCGCTTACCTCTGCAAATTTACCAGTTTCGGCTAGTGCCCATAAGCGTTTGCCGCCAAACAATGTGCCGGCAGTATGTAAACGAAAGCCTGATTCCTCAACCAAATCACAAAAAAACTCCAGCACTTCTGCGGGCTGAACAATTTGATAGCGGTCTGAAACTATTGATAAAGGTGCAAAATTGTCGCTACGAAACAAAACATTTTGCCCTGTTACTTGTAGCAAATCACCATCTGCACCATGCGGTTCATAACGAACTGGTGTGGATTCGATGCTCCAATCCATGCCAGCGGCTTTGCGCCACTGCTCAATGGTAGCGTTTTGGTCAAGTTCTTGACCCAAGCCATGCCAAGGTGTACCGCCAACAAAAGCCATCTCTGTGTAGCCATCTGCGCGGATAGTAAGTTCGTGTGCCATGATAAATTTCCTTTTGAATGATTAACGGTTAATAAAAAAACACGGATTAGGGTGACTGATACCCTTGGAATCGATGTAGTTTTCGCCACATCCGGCCATATATTCAATCAAGAACAATGCGCCGCCTAATACAAACGCCAAACCGACAAGTCCCTGTAAAACCCAAACTGCAAGTTGTTTAATGAATTTCATAATGAACCATAGTCCTTTTGGTCTGTTTGTTCTTTGTAGCCCTGTGTATAAGCGGCTAATTCCTCTGAATTTAACTTTGTAACCAATTTAGATTGCATGGTATCGCCCTTGTAATAGTGTGGTGCAAAAGCGCGACCATAATATTTATCGGCTGAACCGCGGTCATAAGCACCGCCATGCCTTGTAAATTCTACTTTCATGCTGTTGCTCCTTCGTGGTGCATTTCGTAATAGGCTTGAGCATCCTCGGCTGTTGATGCTTCCCATTCGCGGCAGATAGCAACTTCAAAACCGTTGCTAAAAACGGCTGTCCACGCACCGGACACTGTGCAATTTAAAACAGGATTGAAGTATTCGGGCTTGAGAAAAACCTCTGTAATTTTGATTTGTTTACGCATGATTAATTCCTTTTTTCACAGTATGGCGATGTTGCCATAGAAGTATTATAGTAGGATTTGTGCGTTTGTCATACTTTGCAACAAATATTTGCAAATAATTTTAAAAAAATAATCTTAAATTGAATACAGGGGTTTTCAGAAACAGAAGCACTGTCTATGGTTCATCACAAAGACCAACAAATTTTGTTTTTTTGTGGTTTTTTGTGGGATTTTGTGGAGCACTCGGGTTAAAACTGGTAATGCCGGTGCGCGATGGGGTTACATGACTTTCTATAGCGAAAAAAAAGGGAGACATCTTTCGATATCCCCCTTGTGAGTAATGAGCACCGTGGCAACTGCGCTCAATTACATTCTGCCTGATTTAAAACGGAATTTCATCATCCATTTCAAATGTTTCTACAGGCTTTGCCTTTGGCGTATCAGCGGTGTCGCCTTTACTGGATAGCATTTCCATTTTCTCGCCAATGATTTTGGTCGTGTAGCGGTCAACACCATCCTTGGAGTACTTTTCCGTTTTCATTTTGCCTTCGACATAGACCTTAGAGCCTTTTTTAAGGTACTCGCCCGCTATCTCAGCCAGTTTGCCAAAATACGCCACATTGACCCATTCTGTGACTTCCTTGGACTCGCCCGATTTGTCTTTGTACTTTTCACTGATAGCAATACTGAAATTGGTTACTGCCTTGCCATCAGGCATAAAACGCATCTCAGGGTCTTTGCCTAAGTTGCCGATGCCTATAAATTTATTGACTGCCATGATTTATCCTTCGAGTTTGATGATTAACTGATTGACTTCAGACAAGAATTGCAAGGTCTCGGCTTCCATCTCCTTAATAAGACTTTCGTCTCGTCCTGTCCTAATAATCAAAAGTTGATTACGTTTTGGCAGTCGTGGGTCATAGGATACAAAGTCGCACCACTGGCGACCTGTAACCCATAATTGACATTGAATTTGCTTGTAATAGTCCGTAGGGATTTTATTTTCAAACAAATAATTAAGGTGCGTGGTCGTATTTGGACACTTGACCTCAATAAGGCCATCTGTACCTACCAAGCGGTCGGGCGATACACCGAGCCATTGGATTGTTGGGTGCAACCAAAAGCCTGTTTTATCAATAAAAGTCTCCAAAATGGATTCGTATGCAATACAGGCAAACTGTTCTTGCTCAACACCCCATTCCATCGCGGCATTGGAATACGATTCACCAGCCGTTTGCGTCAGTCGCTCTGCTACCAGTCGCACCTTGTATTTGTAACGCCCTACGGCCTCGCTAGACCCTTTGCCTTTGGACATAACGTCTGCCATATTACTTGCTGTCACATGACCAAGACGTGCGGTTTTCCACTCGTCTGAACCTTGCTCGATGTTTATATACGGCTGATTCATACTCGTTCCCTTAACTTTAAACCACGGGCATCTAATTGCTCAATAATTTCTTTGATACTTTTTCTACCCAAGTTGGGAGTTTTAAGCAAGCGTATTTCGGTGCATCCAAGTAACTGCGTTATGGTGTAAATTCCTTCTGCTTTTAAACAACGCTCAGACCGCACAGTTAATTCAAGCCTTTCAATGCCATCTTCTGAAATTGCATCTTTTAATTCCCAACTGTCTAAAATAATTTGTTTGCACTCCAGCATTTTTTCTGCAATTCCATAGGCACGTATCGCTACGTTATGCACACTCACCATGCCTTCTTGATGTTGGATTGCCTTCATTGCTTCAATTGCAAACTGGTCTAGTAGTTCTTCTTTATTCATTGTCAGCACCTTCGGTCAGTTGGTTTTTGCGTGCATCCTTAGCGGCTTCCAACTGCTTCATCGTGTCTTGATTGCCTCGTGCAGATTTAACTGTTGCAAAGTAAATTTCACGCAGTTGCTCAAGCGATGGCGATGCCATGATTGCGTCAATCATTTCCTCAACATCGATAGCCTCCTCCTCGGGCATATCAACAGACGGGACATCTTCACCCGCATACACATATAACCCAATTCCAAAGGTAGCAATGCACTTGGCTAAACAGCGCATCATTGCGTCTGAAATTTTGCGCGAATCGGGATTTTTGATTGCGTTGTTTTTGTTATCCATCACAGGCAAGTGCATATACATGGATTTGCCCATAGCCTCTACTGTGCAAGACACCATGACTGTTTCGCCAAAATAACTTGGCTCATGAAATCCCCAATGCGCGGTTGGGTCTTCTTGCAATAAATAGTCAACTGCCCACGCCCACGATAGATATGATAGGTTGCCTTTTTTTTCAATGTGCTGATTAACATTGATTGTGCGTAACTCATTAAATGTTTTAGTCATCATGATTCCTTAAAGTTTTTTACATTTTTCTGTAGCCAATATTTTGGCTTTCCAGTCGCAGTGGTTATAAACGGCAGTCCAAATTACCTTGCCAAGTTGTTCATAGCCACTGTCGCCCAAAGCGATTGCCGCCTTGAGGTCGTCATCGTTTATTTCACACTCCAACAGAGTATCCATAAACACATCAAAGTCGTGGGGGTTGCATTCGTGGTCTAGAAAATACTCACGTGCGTTTTGAAATTCGTAGTAGTAGTCTGACGTTGCTTCGTCATTCTCATCTAGCCACTTGTCGTAATCTCTGCCAAAATCTCTCATACTTACTCCCTTTTTTGAACATAGCACCAATTGTGCTGATAGTATTATAAACACAAAAACACAATGTATGACAAATAATTTTCAAATAACAATTCCCTTTCCACCTAGCGTTAACACCTACTGGGGTTTTCGAGGTTCGCATAGGTATCTAACTTCAAAGGCTAAAACCTTTAAAGATATGGTCAACAACGTTTATTTGCGCAGTGGCTTTGAACCATTAGGCGATGCTCGGTTAAAAGTAACGATTGAACTGTACCCGCCTGACCGCAGAATTCGAGACATAGATAACGTGGTCAAATCTACACTTGATGCCTTATGTCAGTGCGGCATTTTTACCGATGACGGACAAATTGATGTGTTGCACGTTACCCGTGAAAAAGTAATTAAATGGGGCGCGGCTGTTGTAAGTATTGAAAAAATTGCGGTATAATACATTTGTGCAAAATTATTGTGCAACCATTTAAAAACACTATAGAATGGTTTGAAACCGGCTAGGTTGGGAGTTGCTCCCCAACCGAAAAGTGTACCTCCCACCTGCCGTTGTTTCTTTTTTGGAGGTTTGCGAGGATGCTTAATGCACTATTACAAATTTAACATTGCGGATTATCGTAAGGATACCGGTCATTTATCAACTATTGAACATGGCATTTATCGCCAGTTAATTGATTGGTATTACCTTGATGAACAACCAATTCCAGAGGAAAACCAAGTGGTTATCAGACGGTTACGTTTGGGTTCTGATGAGGTTACATTTCTTCAAAATGTATTGTCAGATTTTTTTGTTTTAGGCAAAACAGGATACACACACAAGCGCATTGAAGTAGAAATTAAAGACTACGCTCAGCAAGTAGAGAAAAATAAAAACAATGGAAGGCTAGGTGGTAGGCCAAAGAAAACCCAGTCGGTTATTTCTGGGTTACAAAATGAAAGCCAAAATAACCCTAACCAAGAACCACTAACCATTAACCATAAACCAATTAAAGAAAAGGCACAGCGCGGCTCACGCCTCGCCCAAGATTGGTTTTTGCCAAAGCCATGGGGCGAGTGGGCACAAACAGAACGACCCGACCTGAATATCAGGCAGACAGCAGAGCAGTTCAGAGATTACTGGATTGCACAGGCAGGGCAAAAAGGCGTAAAACTTGATTGGGCGGCAACATGGCGCAATTGGGTACGCAACAGTAAGGCGGCAAAACCTAATCCTTACGACATTGTTAGGCTTACAGTTCCTGCGTCAAATGAGCCTGATGCGGCATTAGCCAAAATTAAAGCAGACGAGAAAACAACCCGACCACCAACCCAAGCCGAGCGTGAAATGCTGGCATCTTTAAAAAGGAAATCATGATGAGTAAAGTATTAAAACTGGCCTACTGCGATTACATCGCCACTGTCATACAACACTCGCTGTTAAACAAAGACAGCGAGCACTTGCTTGACCAAGTTGGCAAGATTCAATTTGACCTTGGCGAATTTGGCGAGTTTTGTTCAACAACCAAAACTATTGACGTTTTGGACATGCAAGGCAAACAGTACCGCGTCACAGTGCAAGAGTTGTAAATGCCAAGACCAAAACCACCCGAAAAACTTATTGGCAGACAAATTCGAATGTCAGACAGACAATGGATTATTTTTAATCAACTAGGCGGGGCTGAATGGTTTCGCACTTTGTTAGATAAAAAAGCACCTATGCCAAAACAATATTACAACGCAATCATTCAACAACAGGTAACGAATCATGACAGAACAAGACATCAGCCCCTTTAAGGCACTGGATTTCATACGCGACAACGCATCAGAATACGCTCAGGCGAAAGCAAACGTAATTTACATGACTGAGTACCGTAAAACAATTAAAGCGTCTCTGATGGCTTCCTCCAGTGAAAAAACAGAGTCGGCAAAAGAAACTTTCGCGTATTCACATCCTGATTACAAAGCGCATTTGCGTGCACTTGAACAAGCGGTTTTGAAATGTGAAAAATTGCGTTGGTTAATGGTAGGTGCAGAAGCCAAAATTGAAGTTTGGAAAAGTCTTGAAGCAACTGCACGCGCAGAAGGGAGAGCAACAACATGAACAGAGAAGACATTATTCGCATGGCACGAGAGGCGGGAGATGATGACCGCATTGACCCGTTTACCAAAGATGGCTATTGGGTAATTCTTACGCCTGATGAACTTGAACGCTTTGCCGCCCTTGTCGCTTCTGCCGAGCGTGAGGCGTGTGCAAAGATTTGCGTTGATGAGTCTTGGCGACTCAAGAAAATAGCGTTTGAGCATGAAAACTTGCAAGCAAATAGTGCCGCAATAAGAGCATCTATTTTGGCTGAAATGATCCGAGCAAGGGGACAAGCATGACACCGTTAATTCGTGAAACCATAAAAATGGCTTTCTATGGCGGCTTAGACCCTACTGAAATGCAATGGTTTGATTTGTCGGGTTATGTTGACGATAGAAGCCATGCCGTTACCGAACCATTGATGAAGTACCGCCCGCCGTTTGAAAAAAACATTGTGGTTTGGCGCGGTAAAACCAAAACTTATGCGTCTTATGACACTATTTTTATGGTGGTTGGTACTAACCCTGAAGAAGGCATTGTGGTATCTACATGGAAAGGTGTAACAGGGCGTATGCCAACTAAATTTCCGCCTATGGT